TGGCTTTCCTGCTGCGCAAGGGATGCCATAATTGTGAGCATGACCTCGCCCTTGGAATCCATGGTATTTATGTTTTCTTTCTCGAAATAGACCGGTATGTTCTTGTCCTTAAGTTGACGGATATATTTCAAACAGTCCAGCGTGTTTCGGGCAAAGCGGCTGATGGACTTTGTAATGATCATATCGATATTACCAGCCATACACTCGTCTATCATGCGGTTGAATTCTTCACGTTTCTTAGTATTGGTACCGGAGATACCGTCATCTGCAAAAATGCCGGCAAATTCCCAATCGGGGTGATTATTTATGTAGGTCGTATAATGTTCTATCTGTGTTTCATAGCTGGTAGCCTGCTCGTCACTATCTGTAGAAACTCGACAGTAAGCTGCTACACGGAGCTTTGGCTTTTCTTCACCTTTTTTCTTTCTACCCATTAAGTTTCGTGCTGGAATTACGGTTACATTCTTATTAACTTCCATCCTTTTGTACCTCCATTTCTATCAAACTGTAGACGTATTCGGCCTGCTGAAAAGGATCATCAAATTGCTGCACGACTTCGTTTATATAGAATTCGGTGGGGAAGACAATCTCTGCTTTTTCTTTTGGTTTACGAATGCGGCCAAGCTTCTCAGCCCGCCTGGTGCGTTCCTCCTCGGCGGCAGCAAAGGTCTCATTATCGATAATCACAGGATAATATTCATTACCGAGATAACAGGTGTTTCTAAGCATCCTGCCAATACCAGAATGATAGGATTTAATGCCAGCTTTTTTTGCAGCGTTTACTAACGAATCGCCAGAAAGATAATACTGAAACAGTTTTTTTACTTTCTCAGCAGCTTCACTATCAATTATGGCTTTTCCATTTTCAATTCGGTAGCCAAATGGCGTGTGGCTCATTTATCTCACCAGCCTTTCCCTTAATGTAATGCCACATTTTAGTTTAAATCCGATTTCTGTTCGGGAATATACGATAATCCGTTCTACAAAGCACTTAAAAATCTCACTGTTAAAACTGTCCAACATATTTGCCTTTGTAGTAAAATGCAGGAGTTCATTGACTTCATTTAGGTGCTGTGTATCACAGTTCAAAAAGAGGGATAAAGATTCTTTTTGACGACGCAGTCGTTCAGCCTCCTGTAACAGTTCGTTATTGCTCTTATTGTAAACGGCAGGCTCAAGATAACCCTTGGTCAACAGGCCGACCAGCACATTTCGTTGCTCCATGTTTTCTTCAAGTTTTTTGTCTAGCTCTCGAATGCTTACAATGCTGTCATCGGTGTTAAGATTGCGCAGACCCGCAAGAAGTGGTTTAAGAATAATCTCATGTCCGAAGATGAGCTTGTTCATCATGGTGACGAAAGCATACTCAAAATGGGACTCAGGAATATATTTCATAGAGCATTTCTCTATCTCTGAAATATGAGTAGAACAGCACCAAGCGATTTTATGTTTGCCGCTTGAATGGATTCTGCGCTTAAATGTACCACCGCATTGATGGCAGATGATTCTCCCCGAAAAGGGGTAGCGATTCTGATACTTTTCATGTCGCTTTTTTACACCTTTTTCCTTGCTACGCTGTTTTATTACTTCTTGTGCGGCTTCAAAAATCTCATGACTTATGATAGGTTCATGATGATTCTTTACTAGATATCGATCCTTTTGACCGTAATTATGGTGGCGATTAAAGTGAGCATCAGTATAGGTCTTTTGGAAAATGGCATCACCAGTATATTTTTCATTGCTGACCATTCCTCGAATAGTTGTTGATGTCCATCGACCGCCCTTTTTGGTTGGTATATTACGGTGATTAAGTACATTGGCAATCTTATGGGTGCCTTTACCCGACAAAATTTCAGTGAAGATAAAACGAACAATTTCAGCCTGGGATTTGTTAATGACCATCTTCCCGCCAACCATATCGTAGCCATAGGGTGGATAGGAGATTTTAAATGTACCATTCTTGAACCTACGCTTTATGGACCATTTGCTGTTTTCCGAAATAGCAACCGATTCACTTTCGGCCAGTCCAGATAGGATTGACAGCATGAGTTCGCTTTCCATTGACCCTGTATTAATGTTTTCCTTCTCGAAATAGATATAGATACCAAGGTCGAGTAGTTTTCTTACTAGCTCAAGACAGTCAGTGGTATTCCGTGCAAACCTACTGATAGACTTCGTTACGATAAAGTCTATTTTCTTATTTTTGCAGTCTGAAATCATCCTAAGCAGTTCAGGTCTTTTTTCTTTTTTAGTACCTGTGATGCCTTCATCATAGTATAGCCCGGCAAATTCCCAATCAGGATTTGCATTGATATAGGACTCATAATGTTTTATTTGCGTATCAAGGCTAACCAGCTGATCTTCATTGTCGGTAGAAACACGACAATAGGCAGCAACTCGTAGCTTGTGCTGTTCGGTAGAAACTGTAGTCGTGTTTTGAGCAATTTTTGTTATCTTTTTCATTCTCTCACCTCCTTGCTAGTGTGTCATGTTACCTCTTAAACGAAGTAATATCAACAGTTTCAGGACATTAACTGAGCCAGAATAGGCGAGAAAGAACTACGATTTAAAGCGGTGATTTTATTAAATTCATCCTCAGTAATTAATCTGTTTTTCAACATAGATTCCAGTATTTGTTGAGCAAGAAAGTAATCATATTCATGTTGTAACTGCTCCTGTGAAATAGGCTTCTTTTCAAGATTTGTATCAACAGTTTTTGTCATGTTTAGTTTCCTCCGTTCTGAGGACGAACTATCCTCACAACTCGCTGGAGGCGACAGAGCTTTTTGGACGAATATGGATTAAATTTCTTTAGATTAAAGCNGAAAAANTNACCTTATAAATAAAGGATAAGCCTATAATTAATATGACAAATAAAAAAAAGACCTACAGAGCACGTTCCTCCGTAGGTCCCACAATTAAGCAGTTTATACCCCCCAGAATAAACCACTAGATAATATATATAATATTTTACCATGTATTGATTTAATTTACAAACAAATACGGACTTATTTCGACAATTTATTCAGTCCCTCAAGCATAGTTTTTATGAATGAACCTATTCGTTTTAAAAGAAGCCCTGCATATGCACCATTGATCGCTCCTCCTGGTACAGCATTATCTTTCCAATACTGTGGAGATAGTATAAAACCTGTTTCAGCTAGTATATCTACAGCTTTTTCAAGCTCACTTCTATCATCAATCCATTCAATATCAAAATATTTTAATATTCCCTTGGCTATGGCTATGCCTATTGGTTCAATGTTCTCTAATATCCATTTTGCATCATCCGGCTGATCATGGAAGGCCACTTCTATTAAAGCAGCAGGAGCAACAGTAGCAGAAAGTTCATATAGAGGTTTACCTGGACCGAAGTGATCCTTTCCTTCTTTTACTCCACGCCCTTTGGTTGGTGTGATGGACTCTAATTCATCATAGACAAGCCTTGCAAGCCGTTCTCCTTCGCCACCAAATCGATGACAATAAATCTCACTACCTCGAACTTTTCCGTTAAAAGCATTACTATGGATCGCAAAATGTATTGTCGGATCTTTGGCATTACTGTCTGNTACAACNTGCTTTAAAGTCATATCCGGCCTGTTCCTAAAAACAGTAAGNCCATGCCTNAATAAGTGCTTTTGAGTTACATCGCACACTTCGTTCATTCTTTTCTCTTCTGTGCCATAATCACCATAGCCAATATTCCCTTCCTGAATAGAAGGGCTTAAGTATACACTCTTACTCATTGTTTCCTCCTTTCATAGAAATTGCCTGCCTGTGAGAGAGGGAGCATATTGCCGTTGACAAGATATAAATCGCCACCTTCCTCGGCAGGGATACGGTTCATATCCTCCAGTTCACGGATGTCATTAGCAGACATCCAACCGTTCTGCCGAGCAACAGAATATCCGTTCATTCGGCTCTGATAGTCACCACGAAGCAGACCATCCACGTTAAACTTGATGAATATAGATGCTTTCTCGGAAGGCAAGAGCAGCGATTGTTNAAGGCTCTGCTCCCATCGAACTACCCACGGGTCGAGAGTGTATTTTACGAACTCTAATGATTGTTGTTCGATGTTTGAAAAACTTGATTTTTCGAGGTCACCCACCATGTGTGGCGGCACACGGAAGATACGTGCAATTTCGTTAATCTGAAACTTCCGTGTCTCAAGGAATTGTGCCTGCTCTGGTGGGATACCAATGGGCTGAAATTTCATTCCTTCTTCCAGTACGGCAACTTTGTGTGCGTTACCACTTCCTTGATAGGCAGTGTTCCAGCTATCTTTGACCCGCTGGATATCCTTGATTACACCGGGGTGTTCCAATACGCCACCGGGGTTTGCTCCATTTGCAAAAAATGTCGCACCGTATTCTTCAGTGGCAAGCGACATACCGATTGCGTTCTTGGCCATTGCTATTGGACTGTAACCAATAAGTCCATCAAAGCCCAGACCGGGTATATGAAGCACCTCGTCCTTACGGAGGTTGACATACCCGCCTTTCGGCTTTAGACTGCTTTCATCAACATCACGGTAATAGGTGTAGACCAGCTGCCCATTTTGAGCGCGGCTGACTTCCATCTTGTTAGGGAGCAGGGGATAGAGGGCAATAGCCTGACCACGGCCATTTCGGATAATTTGCGCGTAAGCATTTCCCCAAAGCAAAAGATGACTCATAAGTGTTTCTCTAAACACAAATGAAGTCATCTCTGGGTTAGGCTCGTTATGGAGGAGGTAGTACAAAGGATGCTGTGCAATTCGTTCTTTTCCACCGTCCAGGCGGTAGCGGTAAACGTGTAAAGGCAATCCAGCGATTGCTTCGGCCAATATCCTCACACAAGCATATACTGCTGTGGTCTGCATNGCTGTTCGCTCGTTTACCGTTTTGCCGCTNGTAGTGCCACCAAAAAGAAAATTATATCGACNTCTGCTTAAACTATTCTTAGGCTTGTCTCGTGAGCGAAAGAGTCTCTTGAATGGATTTATATAAACCACCTCCTTAAAAATGGGCATGAAAAAAGCACCTATAATAAAATAGATGCTTCAGTAATTAGGGTAGATATATTATATGTAATAATTTGTCTTCCTCGTTTTCAAATTTACTATATGTACGAGCAATATAAAATATTTTATTCGCTACAATATCTGCGGCTCTAACTAATAATTTAGAAGCCGAATTGCAAAATTCTAAGCGGACTTCCTTCATATTTGTAAATATTGGAGGATAGAATTTGCTATATGTTGCATTATATGTACCGTATTTAAACTCTTGTTCCAATCCTTCTCTTAACTCATAACAACCGTTAGTGGCAGTAGTATGTTCATCAACATAGAAATAAATTCGTTCGACATCATCAGCATTTATACATTTTTGCTTGATAAGCGATTCAAAAGCTCTTTTGACGGCAATTTTATAAGCATAGTCTAGGTATCGTTGCTTATCTTTTTTACTTATAAAAATTCTATCCATTATTGATTTTTGTCTAATAACGACACCAAACTTATGACAATTATTTAAGGAACGATATAATTTATTTTTATCCTGGTTTAATAAATTAGTCGCTTTCAGTTCATAATTATTATTATAATTTCTTTTTCGCCGGATTGTTTTCTCAGCATTAGAGTATAAACGAGACCATTTTTCCTTGGAATCACTTCCAAGAAGAATCAAACCACCAAATACAAATAAATTATTATGATGTTTATCAAAGACGCCAGATTCATCTGAGTAGACAAATATATTCATTTTGACCTCAAACAACAAAAAACCGCCTAAAGGCGGCCCCATGCCCGACGACATTACATGTCGCTTAAACGCAAATTCGGTAACACGGGTATACAGCGTATTACTACCTGCAATATTATTATATGCAGTTTTCAAAAAAAAAGTCAATGGTTTTTTTTGTTTTTTTTTGTTTTTATTGCTTATATGGTATAAAACTTTATTACATTATAGAATACATCTTTTGTTACTACAACACCAAAATACCTCGTTCATCATAAACACTTGACCCTACATTGCTACCATTTCTTATTGCCCTATCAAGAGCCATAATCGTAGCCACAGCGCCATCAATCTTTTCAGTTGATTTTTCTTTGTCAGGCTTAATGTTACCGGCAGGATCAGTTCGAATAAAAATATTATCCATCATCCAGCGAAGTACCGGGTGACCACCATGCGCTAATTTTTGCTCAAGAGTAAGTTTCATTAGTTCTTTGGTAGGTGGGCTCATATCCTTGAATCCCTGTCCAAAAGGAACTACAGTGAATCCAAGGCCCTCGAGGTTTTGTACCATTTGAACAGCGCCCCAACGGTCAAAGGTAATTTCTCTGATGTTGTATTTCATGCCAAGTTCCTCAATAAAGGCTTCGATAAAACCGTAATGCACCACATTACCCTCAGTGGTTTCTAGGAATCCTTGCTTCTTCCATAGGTC